GCTCTAGGATCATTCTTTCTTCCTCTAGGATGTCCAACCCAACCATAGTAATCATTCCAGTTACCCATTTTTATAGCATAATCTAAACAAAATTCTATTTGTCTGGTAATACCTTCAAAAGTATTATCTTGTTTCAAATCAACACCTACTGTGTTTTGATAATGCGAGCCAAGATTAGCACCTGGTTTAGTATATAATTGAAATGGACCAAAGGATGCTTCTCGGCCGTTATATTTAAATAAACCTTTTCCTTTAGTATTTTTTGATTGGTAAGAACTAATCCCTTCACTGTTAACAACTCCTATTGCTACTCTAGGATTAATATACCTGGGTGGACCACACTGTCGTCTTACTTCATTTCGAATCCAGTCCTTACTCATACCTTCTGGATAATTAATCTCATCACCAAAAGCTCCACTTGTATTGGTATTAGATTTTTTATTAGCTGTATTAAATTCTTTAGTTTGTTCATTCTTATAATTTTCAGGGTTTGCATTATAAACTTGCCCAGAGCCAAAACCATGTTCTACTCTTGGATCTCCTTGAAACTTGTTTTGGTTTACATTAGCTATTTCAATTTTAGGAATGGATCCAATAACAATAGGAATTTGAGATGAAGCACCATCTAAGAAAAATCCAGTTACTTGAGCTCCAGGTAATAATTGAGGCATTCTTCCTATACCTGAAGTTCCTCCTTCTGTAGTAGGAACAATACACTGAGCCCAAGGTAGATCGTATGAAGGAATATCTTCCTCTTTATCTGAATGAACTCCAAATATTCTTACTTGTACTCTTCCGGTTTCTAATGGATCTAAATTATTAGTTACAGTTCCTACCCACCATCTATAATTATCTCCGTACATGATTAATAAGTTATCCCCGCTGCTTTAGCTAAGGCTGGATCTATTTTACCAGCTCCATATCCTATTCTATTATTAAATCTAGTATTACCTGATTGATTACCAAGTTTTCCTAATTTATGATGTGTTGTATATCTATTATCTCTAAAATTATGTTTAGTTTCTAATATTAAATATGCACCAGATTTCTTTTGATCAATTAAATCTACACCACTCATACCTGCTTTAATATCAGAATTTGATCCAACCATAATTTGTATTTTATTACCTACGGTATGATTAGCAGCTACTGGAAAGAAGTTTCTTCCTGGAGTAGTTATTGTAATAGAACTTTTCTTAATATAATTACGAAGAGCCTTCCCTATAGATTTACCTCTATGATAGTTTTCTGATAAGTCTTCATATATGTTTGAGTAATCATTAAATGTTCCACTAGTAGCTATATGAGATGATGAAGTTGCAATCTTCTCTGTAATATATTCTCCCCCAATAGTACTAACAACATCAATCACAGGAGCTAATGTTTTTTGAGTAGATCTGTTCCACAAGTTTTCAAATGCTTCAGCAATATCAAATTTATATGAATCAGAATAACCACCAGTAGTATTATAAAAATTATACATAGCTCCCACATCACCATTTCTTAGATAAGCCATCATATCATCATTATTTCTCACGTCCATTGCAGATATATGATATGATTTAGCTTGTGCATCTTGATTTTCAGCTATAGGTTGAGATTGTACATAAATATATGGTTGTTCATTCATATTAGGTAGTTCTAACATTTCTTTCAAATCAAAAAACCTAATGTCTCTATCTTCTAATGAACCAAATACAAAAAATGGACTTCCAGTTGGTCCAGTACATTTTCGAGATAAGAATTGTAATATTTGATAAGGTGTTAATCCAGGAGCAATATACTTAACTGGTAATTGTATATCTGTGCTACCAAACATTAATTTTCTTTCACCTTTGAAAGAATCTCTAACAACAGTTTCACATATGTGTGTTATTTTACCACGGAAAACCTTACTAACTTCAATTGTTGAATTCCAAAAAGTATCTCTATCAACTAATTGTAATGTTATTGCTTCTACATTATCATTACCTCTTACTGATCTTACTACTTTAACACAATAAAAACTTCTATCAAATGTTGTAGATCCAGATGCATCTGGAATAGTCATTTGAATTCTAACTTGTTCTGTACCTTGAAAGTCTACATTTTCAATAATATTTCCATTATCAACAATAGTAATATATCCGTATAAATGAATATTATTTAAACTTTCAAAAAATTCGACTTCAGCAACCATAGAAGTAACATTATAAAACTGGCCAGCTCTATCAGAGGTTATTGTTACTTTTTCTAATTGATATCGATATGGATCAGGACTACTGTACATTTAATTCTTCTACAAACTTGGTATCTATTTCACTTACAATTTCTTGTCTTGGAACTCTTATTTTTCTTAAAGCATCATTTTGTTCTCTATAATCTTCTGCATAAGTTACAGGAGTTAAAGTAACACCAGCTGCATTAGCTGTTCCTCCAGGAGTTGCTACATCATCTCTTTTGCCAGATGCATCTTTAAAATAAGCAATAGAATCTGATTGAGCTACAGATCCTGTTATAGTAATAGTTTGACCTGGAGATTCAGGTGATGATACAGTTTCACCAGGTGTAAAGACATGAGTTCCTTCTATCACCAATTGGCCTAAATCTAAATTCCTATGAATAATCTTTCCAGTAGCTTCTGATAATGCACCTGTTACAGTATGAGTAGGTTTCATTCTATCTATTAAAGTCGTTTGAGTTGTAATAGTAGTATGAGGAAAATCTTTTTTTACTTTAGTATTAATCTGATCTAAAGTCAACGGCCAACCTCTTTCTCTAATATTATCATTCATTAAGAAAAACAAATAATAAAAATTTACACTTCCGTATAATTTCTGAGAAACTTGATCTGGACGGTCACCTTCTAATATGTGATAGAATTCATAAAATGCTAAATTATCTTTTAATCTATCTACTACATCAACATATACAGATAAATCTTGAAACGCTACAATAGGTAAGTTATTACCAAAAGTATATCCTACAATAGGAAATTGTTTAAAATACATTAACCTACTCCTGTTCCAGATGAAGAAGTATATCCATCACTCATATTAGGATATGGATTAGTTTGACCTGTTGAACTTATACCATTTTCTACATCTTGTTTTGTCATTGCTCTTACTTCTGTAAATGTTAAAGCAAGATCAATTTCTGAATATTGCCCATCTCTATAAAAACTTTGGCTTTGAGCATTGAAAGTAGTGTTGATAGTTTTTAAATAACAAGGAAGAAAGAATGGGTCTATTCTTTTTCCATTGTATATACTATGAATTAAAAACCGATCTGGGAATTCAAAACCTAAAGGTAAGTTACCCGAAGCTATTTGTTTTGGATATAATTGTCTTCTAAAAAACTTAACAATATTACCTATTGCTTTATTTTCTGCAGCTGATGATGGAATTAATTTAAATGCAAATTGAAACTCTCTGATAGGAACACCTTGAAATACTGATCTTGTATTTGGGTTGATAGTAGCTTGAACTGCACTACTAGTAACTGCTCCTGTTATATCTCCTACTTTAGATCCTATTCCAGCAGCTAATGTTCTTGATAATGCTTCTCCTCCTGTTGCTTTCATAGCTTCTGTAATCGAGTTAATGTCTCCAAGAGGATTCATTAATCTTCCAGCCATTCCTAAAGCTGATATACCTTCACTAGCTGCACTATTTAAAGCTGCAGCTCCTCTGATACCAATTTCTTTATTATCAAAGATAACACCATCTGTAATCTGAACTCCTTGAGGCATATACAATTCAGCATAATTACCTGATTGAGTTTGAAAACTAGAACCAGAATATTGAGTTGTAAGTGCTTCTGGTATTACATCCACAGCAAAGTCTTTAAGAAATGTTAATCCCTTATCAATTAAATTGTCAACTGATTTTTGAGCTTGTTGTTTTGAAACAGAAGCAGAAGTTTTGTTCACTTTTGGAGGAATAGATTTTTGAACAGTGAATCTAATTCTAGCCTTGTACTTGTCTGTATCTTCAAGGGGGAACTTTAATGCCATGTTTTTTCCTAATAAATATCCAAAATAGTTATGAGTATTTATATGGCTTATTCAGGAAAATTTAAGATAACTAAACCTCAAAAGTATAAGGGTGATCCTACTAATGTTATTTATCGTAGTATGTGGGAACACAATGCTTTTAAATGGTGTGAGAATAATCCTCAAGTAAAAAGCTGGTCCTCAGAAGAAATAATTATACCATATTATTATGATGTTGACAAGAGGTATCATAGATATTTTATGGATCTAAAAGTTAACTTTAAAGATGGAAAAACATTATTAGTTGAAATAAAACCAGATAAAGAAACTAAACCTCCTAAACGTCCTGATAAATCTAAACGATATCTTAATGAAGCTATGACTTATGTTAAGAATCAAAACAAATGGAAAGCAGCAGATAGCTTTGCAAAAGATAGAGGATGGGAATTTCAGATATGGACAGAAAAGACTTTAATGAAAATGGGAATACTTCCTAAGTTAAAACCATTAGGTAAAATGAAACCACTAACTCCATTTAGGAAGAAATCGAAAAAAACATATAAATAAAGTCATGGCCAATATATTTCAACAATTAGAGTTAGAAGCCTTTAGAAAAGGTATTACTCCAAGGACTAAAGAGTCTATTACATGGTTTAGACGTAAGGCTGGAGCTATGCGTGGTATTCAACCTCAAAAACTTATGCAACAAGAACCATTGGAGTTAACTAATAGACAGGTTATTGGTAGTATGTTTATGTATTACTATAATCCAAAAACTAAAGAAACGCTACCTTATTACGATTCTTTTCCATTAAGTATCATAGTGTCAAAAGCTCCTGGTGGATTCTATGGTTTAAATTTACATTACCTTCCTGCAGTTTTAAGAGCTAAATTTTTAGATGCATTAATGGATATTACTAATAATAAGGCTTATGATGAATCTACTAAGTTCATGGCTAAATATGAGGCTTTGCAAAGAACATCTAGATTAAGATATTACAAACCTTGTTTTAAACATTATTTAACAAAACATGTAAAAAGTAGATTTGCATATGTTCCACCTCCTGAATGGGAGATTGCAACATTCCTTCCAACTGCTCAATGGAATAAAGCTGGCCAAGGACAAGTTTATAGAGATTCAAGAAAGATGATTGCATGACTACTGATATTGACGCATTCAAAAGTACTGTCACAGGAGGAGCAGGGTTGGCAATGGCCAATATGTTTCTTGTTCAGCTACCAGTTTCAATACCTGGGATACCTAATATAAATTCTAGAACACTTAATATATTATGCAAATCAGTTCAATTACCTGGTCGACAAGTGGCATCAACTGAAAAGATAATTGGTCCTAAAGCAGTAAAACATGCATACGGTATTTTGGAAGATGATGTGACAATGAACTTTCAAGTATTGAATGATTATAAAATAAAAAATTATTTTGAAAAATGGCAAAACTTAGTTATAAATGAAAATACTAGAGAATTAAATTATTTTAATGAATATACTAGAGATGTAAAAATTTTTCAATTAAGAAAAAGATCAGGCGGTGCAGTTAAAATAGGAACTGCATTAGCAGTAGCTGATCTTATATTTGAATTATTTGGAGGTAATCTTCTTAATAATAATCAGGTGGCTGATTTACTATCGTCATCTGATAGAGTATATGGTTGTAGATTAGAAAATGCTTATCCTACAACTATGAATGCAATTGAACTCAACAATGAACAAAATGGGTTGGTTGAGTTAAATGTACAGTTATCATATAAAACCTGGAGTGAAATTTAAATATGGCTTTACCTAAACTGAATGATACACCAAAGTATGATATTGTTATCCCTTCTTCTCAAACAAAAGTAAAATATCGGCCTTACTTAGTTAAAGAAGAAAAGATATTAATGATGGCTTTGGAAACTAAAGATCAACGAAAAGCACTTAATGCTATTGTTGATACAATTGACGCCTGTGTGTCAGATGATCTTAAATTAGATAATCTTACTACTTTTGATGTTGAGTATATGTTTACTCAAATCAGATCTAAGTCAGTAGGAGAAACTTCTAAGGTACTTCTTACTTGTGAAAAAGAAGAATGTAATCATCAGACAGAAGTAGATATTCCTATTAGTCAAGTAGAAGTTACTATTCCTGAAGTGAATAAAACAATAAAACTTACTGATGATATTTCTATGGAAATGCAATGGCCTTCTTATACTAGAATGTTAGAATCTGATGCTATTGTTTCCGGAGAACAAAGTGCAGATGCATCTTTTGGATTAATTGCTAGTTGTATAAAATCAGTAAAAACTGCTGATGAAAATATTCTTATGAAAGATGAATCAAAAGAAGATGTACAAAGTTTCTTGGAATCTTTAACTACAGATCAATTTAATAAAATTAGAGATTTCTTTGACAATATGCCCAAAATGGAACATAAAGTAGAATGGGGTTGTCAAAAATGTTCACATAAAAATGAAAGGACTTTATCTGGCATAAATGATTTTTTTTAGTTTGCCTCTCACATGATAACTTAGTTAGTCATTATAAGACTAATTTTTCTTTGATGCAACACCATAAATATTCTTTAACAGAAATAGAGAATATGATACCTTGGGAAAGAGAAATATATATTCACATGCTAATGGAACATATAAAGGAAGAAAATGAGAGGCAAGCCGAACAAACAAGAAAGATGAATAGGAAGAGGTAATGGCAAAACCAAATGGTAGAAGACTAGGATCAGTTGCAGCAGAGCTTGTATCTTTACAAGAGTCTCAAGAAGATACCACTGTAGCTGTAAATGGTGTAGCTAGTCTCATACGAGAACAATTGGACCTAACAAAACAAGGTAAGTTAGATGCACTGGAAGCAGCTGCAGAAGCTCGTCGTGGGGGAATAGGATCAAGAAGTGGTAGTGGTAAAAAAGGAGGTAAAGGAGGAGGAGGTCTATTAGACTTCTTAAAGAATCCTCTAGCTGGAATGACAGGAATGTTAAGTGCATTAGCAATGCCAGCATTAATAGCCATAACAGCTTCTCTTACAGACTTTGACCAGGTTTTAAAAGCCTTACGAGTGCCATATTACATTGATGTATTGAAAGGTGTATTTAATGCATTTACAACATCTATAAAATCTATAACAAGAGCAATAAATGCTGTCATAGATGCTGCTAAAGCTATTCCTGATAATATACCAAAAGTTAGAATTGTTATGCCTGAAAACTGGAAAGTAAGGTTGCCTGAAATACCAAGACCAAATTTCTTTTATAAAGGTATAGAATATGCTGCAGACAAACTAGAAGATTTTAAAAAACTATTCAGAATTAATTTGCCAGAGATCCCCAAACCAGCATTCATGGTAGCTGGTGTTGCATATGCAGCTGACAAGATAGATGATCTTAAAAAGACTTGGGCAAATATAAAACTTCCAGATCTAGCTGGTACCTTTGATAAGTTTCCTAGACTAGAAATTGAAATTCCACAAGGTTTAAAAGATACCTTTCAAACTATAAAAAATACATTTGGTAAAGTTGCATCAGGTGCTAAAGGAGCAGCAGGAAGTGGATTGTTTGGTTTTATTAGTTCATTAGGAGATTTTGCATCTAAATTATTAGCACCAATCAGAGCAATAGGAAAAGTAGCATTAGGACCTATAACTATGGCCATAGTTGGTATCATAGATTTCTTTGTAGGTTTTTGGAAAGGTTGGCAAACAGAAGCTCAAGATGAAAGTGCAACTCTTGGTGATAAGCTGTTGGCTGGATTAGAAGGTGGTCTATTAGGATTTATTAAAGGTATAACTGAAGGTTTTGATCTATTGTTTGTAAAAATTCCTGCTTGGTTATTAGAAAAATTTGGATTGGTGGATGCAGCTAATATATTAAGAGGATTTAGTATTACAAAGTTAGTTGATCCTATTTGGTTTGGAATTAAAAATATAGTAATGTTTGTTGCTGACAATTTTATATTAATGAAAGATATAATAGCAGCATCATTTAGTTTTGAATTAACCAGAATATCTAATGGATTCAAAAATGCATTTACTAGGTTAGGAACATTTGTTCAAAATCTTGGAGATGAATTATATATTATGCTATCAAATGCTTTACAATTCAACTTCCCAGGTATTGTAGGTAAGGTTCCAGATTTTCTACCATCCTGGATGGGAGGTGGAAAAGAAATTGAAATCATGCCTGCTTTCTCATTAGGTATGGGTGATGCAACAACTCGAGCTCAAGCTCAAAGCAGAATTGATTCTAGAAATGCTGAGAGAGATTCTAAAATTGCAAGTAGAAATAATGAGACCGCAGAAAGGTTAAAAGAATTAAATGACTTACAAGCTGAATTAAGAGATAATATGCAAGCACAAATTGCAAATTATAACAGTCAAGTTAATTCAGGTAATGATAACTCATCTACAGTTACTAATAATTTTGGGGGAGGAGGATCACCTTCTAGCAATGACGGAGCGCTACTAGAAGGTGTGCAATAAAAAGTGCAATGGGAGGACTTGGTTATACACCTCCAAGACCTGTATGTTGAACTAACCGTTCTGATCACCGGTCTACCTATCTCTGTCCCGCTAAGGACTAGGCCGCTAAGCCCAAGACATTGCCTTATCCCGTTCAGGGATTATTCAGCCACATTGCGAACCCTCGTCAGGGTTAATCATCCTTTGCTAGTTTAGCAAAGTATTCCATAGTATCGTCATCATCTAGTTTAGCATTTTCTGCTGTAGATGGTTCAGGAGCAGAAGCTGAAGGAGGTGCTGCTGGTTCCTTAAACTTATCATATGGAATTTCATCATCAAGCGTATCAAGAGAGACCTCTTGCTTTACTGTTCTAGGAGCACTCTCTCCAAGAACCAAGCTAAGACGAGATTTTAATTCATCATAACTCTTATAGTTCTTAGGATCAGTAAACTCACCAAGGTCATATTGTTTATTGTATATGCCTTCTAGTTCAGCATCATCTCCATTAACGGCTGATGTTGATTTGAAACTAGATGCATCATAATTAGGATAACCATCTAGTTTTCGAATCTTAATAGTAAAGTCTGCACCTTCCCACATATCAAATGGGTTAACAGGTTTCTCGTCAGGAAACTGAGGTTGCATAGAATCCATAATCTTATCAAAGATCTTTTTACCAAACCTATAAAGTTTGACTTGACCTTCGTTAGCTGGATTAGCTGGATCAGATATAATAAGCACATTAGCAATATAACGTAGATTACGTTTACGCTGACGTACAATAGTTTTATCAGATTCAACTCCACTATTCCACATCTTACTATTAAGTTCAGATAAAGGATCAGCTTTACCAAGAGAAGTTAATGACTTCTCAATATACCATTGGCCACTTGGACCTTTGAAAGCATGATCCCAATAACGCACCCAAGGAGTAGGTGCATCAGCTTGTCCAGGAAGAAAGCGAATGACAGCATATCCATTACCTACTTTATCTCTAGTAGGTTGCCACATTCTTTCATCTTGTGCTGGTCGTTGATTGTCTTGGACACCATTCTGTCCATTAGCCGCTTCCACTAATTTAGAAACGTCAGTCCTATTGGACTTTAATTGAGCAAAACTCATTTGTATACCTCCGTATGTTTGTATGTTCGTGTGTAATTTTGTCCACTTTACTCATAACATTATCTACTATTTATGTCGATTAATCAACCGGTAATTCATTACCGCGAGGCAGAAAATTTAATCGACGAGCCTCTGCCTCTATTTTATCCTGAATGATTGGTGATATAAATTTCTTTACATCAGCAGGATCAACAGAATGCTTATCACAAAGATCTAGAACTGCATCCATGTATCCATGTCTATGATCCATTACAGATTGTTCAACCATCTTTGTAAACTTTGACTTTGTCAAGAATTCATCATCTAGCGTCATTGAGTTCCATTTCCTGAGTCCAAACTTCACCAAGGTCTTCATAGAAGACACCAACGCTACGTTTAGGAGTACCATCAGCATGATAAGCCATACCATTTCTAGCACAACTATATTTTACTTTTTGATCTCCTCTCGATCCATAGAACATATCTAGCCACACACCTCCTCGAAGGTATGATTCTATATTAGAAACATAAGTTTCTACTCTACCATATTCTGCTCGCTCTTTTGAATCTTTAGAATTCTTAAACGATCTGATCGAAGCCAATAGCTCTTTATTTTCTTTCAACCAAGGACGAACATTCTTTAATGATAAAGGATCGTCGTCAGGAAGATTCCGTACGTTCTCAGCTATAAGTTTATTTGTAGAAGGACCACGATTCTCTCTTGCCTTTGCAAGACGATCACGAGCAGCCTGTTTTTGCTCTTCGGTCATAACTCGCTTTTTACGAGGCTTCTTATATTTGGTTCGATCACTATCAAACCCAATAGCTTTAAGAGCTGCTTGTTTCTTAGCAGCCTTAGTAGCTTTCATTTTAGCTACCTTAGCAGCCATTTCTTCAGGTGTTAATTTTCTACGATTCATAAAATGCTCCTTCAACATATAATCTATTATCGCACATTTTTAAAAAAAGGTCAACAGTTAATTTCAAAGCTAGTAACATTTTCTACTCTGAAAGATCTAAATTCTTCTTTGTTGAGATCAAATGCACGAATGATTGCTTCGTTCGGTTGTCTCTTTTTATCATCAGGTTTAGATTTCAAATCAGGTAACATACTTTCTTCAAGAGTACATAACATATCTCTTACTTCACCATTTACCTTAGTAAACACAACACGACAATTACTTTGTCGTAATGCAGTAATCATTTCATCACGAGTCATTTTCATTTATCAGCTCCTGTTAAATTAAGATTTAATTGAATACCTTCGTCAAAGTCAATCAAAGAATCGTATTTAACATCAACAGAAGAAACCTCATAGTTTGTATTAAATGCTAGATTGTTTCCAGCACTATCTACATAATGGCCATCAAAGCCAATACCTGTATCACTGACAGACATATCAACACCTTCAGGCATATCAATACCATGCATAGGATTATTTAAGATCATTTCAATTTCTGACAATCGGTCAGTGACTTGATTTAATCGATCTAAAACTAAATCAAGTTTGTCTTCCGTAGAAGAACCACGCCCGCCATTAGTAATGGCGGACATAATATTTTTATCAGTCCCAGTCATTATCATACCTCGTTGTTTCACGGTAGACTTCACCATAGTACTTATTTGCATAAGCCTCTGAATCAGTCCAATGGATTTCAGATTCAGCTTCTCTTCTCTTTTTAGAAGCTCGTTTACTTACTCTTTCTTCACGAGTAAATCTAGCTGCACGATTCTGTTTCTTTTGAAACTTTCGTGAAACTTCTTTGATGAGAGCTAAACGCTCTTCCATAGTAGTTGCTACTTTAGCCATAGTCCTTTCGGTCCTCCTCTTCATTATAACCTTTAGTGTAAGCAGTAATCTCCTCAGGAGTCATATCTGCCATTTCAATCCTAGTACCTTTGTAAGTACCTGCAGGATACCAATGTGGATCATATCCTCTTTGGTAATATCGATCCGCGCTTCCTCGGTCATATGGACCGCCGTGTTTCTTATCATACCAACCCATATTAAGAACCCATCACTGCTTCAAAAGAACCATCTTCATTCTTAGTGAAGGCTTCAATAAAAACATGATGTCCGTCCTCAGCTTGAACTAAGAGTGAATCAACTGCATTCTGAATACCAGCTTGATCAAAAGAACCAACGAAAGAGGAAAACTGACCCCATGTATATTCGTTGTTCTCATCTCTACCAGTAATAGTAGTGTAAGTTACTTTAGAACCAGCTTTCATATCAGCATGAGGCTGAACACCTGAACACCATACTGAGATGTTATTTTCATTTGATTTTTCATAAATTCCAAACATTTATTTGTCTCCTTCATTTAACTTACCCCCCTTATCGCATAAAAAAACAGAAAGGTCAACAATTATTTTAAAAAAAACGCAATTTTGTTTCCTTTAAAATCAAGGAGTTATAAAATAATTTATTTTTTTTATTCTTTATCTTTTGTTGAATAATTAGCATCACAGAATATCCCACAAGCAAATGGAAGTGTTTCATAATCTTCCCAGGATTCAGGCAGATCTTTATTAAACCAATCATCTGATAATATATCATTGATAGGTCTGTTATTTAAATTATAATCTGCTTTATTAGCCACATACTTCTTTAATGCTTTATTAGTTTTCCAACTACTACCATACGTATCGTGTAAATCTAATTCTTTATTATCTAAATGAGTATGGTGAATTGCAGTGTTTGCAAGATAACAACATGGAAGAACCTGACCGTCTGGATTAATCAAACATTTGCTCATTGTTAACCATTTGCAAGTAACATTAGGTTTTTTCATCTATCCCTTACACTTTTCTTTTCTGTATATTTTGATTTATCAGTTTTACCTGCTGCTTTCATCATATTCTTTGATACTTGATTAACCCATGGATTCTGAATTAAATGATCTAAATTTATATCCATTTCTTCTAACCATTCTTCTTTACCATGTTCATTAGTAAATCTAAATTTGTCATTAGCTAAAAATCTATCAGATTTAATCATATAATGAAACCTAGCTCCATACATAGTAGCTAAGTCTCTTATCTCTCTAGCTGCATGTTGATTGTGTTTAAATAATATTATAAATGCACCTGGATTAGCTGGTGTGTTTGATAGTGCTTCCATATTTTCTAACACAGTTTGTAGATCAACACCTCTACGATATTTCTGATGCATTTCATTATCTATACCATCAATATCAAAATGAACAGTGAGTCTATCTCCACAATAGTTACCAAGATTCTCCCACCATTGAGGACTTCTCATACCTCCATTTGTATTAATACTTATGTATGCTTTTGAATGATCTATAATGTGGTGACATATTTCCGCAAGGTCTTTACTCATAACAGGATCACCCCATGTTCCACATACTTCAAATCTATGAACTTGGTCTATTGTACCTGCAGGAAATTTTTTAATGAAATCTGCTAGAGACCATTTGATTAACGGTAACCAGTCTACTTTACCAAGACCGTTAGTATCTGTTCTATGACATTGAGGACAAGAAGCATTACAGAATGTAGATAAATCTAACCAAACATTAAGTTGTGGTTCTTCATTAGTAACAAGATCTTTATAACTATCTGGCATAACTATCCAACATCCAATTTTTAATTTGATCTTCTACTAGATGATGTAATTTATGATGCTCTTTCATACCCCTCCTGTATAAAGTTTCTTTTGATAGTTTTGTATATACTTCAGTCAACTCTTCTGGAGATAACTTCCAAATAGATAAATCCTCAGGATATAAAATTGTATTAAACCAAAGTTTGATTTTATTCTCTTCAACAAAATCTAAAAACTTTGGCATTTCTTCCCAATTATTTCTCATGGGGTTAACCATAATAGATAATTGTCTATCATAAGTCTTACAATATTCTTTAAATACTTCTAAATTATTTAGTACCTTATCTAGCTGAGCATTGACTCTTATCTTTGCATATCGTTCTGGAATAAGACTATCAATACTAACATTGATTTGAAGGCGACATTCCTTCATAAGATATTTAACTCTTTTATTTAATACTGTTCCATTAGTAGCTATACTAATTGGTAAATCTGGATTAAGTTTAATAACTTCATCACATATCTGTAATACTAATTCTTGAGCAAATGGTTCACCACCATTAAATCTAAGTTCTTTTAAATGTGGTATAAACTCTTTTATCTGATCTTTAAATGATTCATCATAAGGTTGTAATAAAGGAAGTCCTTGTCTTCTTGCAAGACCACTACTAAGATCAGCAGAACACATTATACATTCTAAGTTACATTTGTTACTCATCTCTAATTCAAGCATACTAGGATATTCTTGAATTGGCATATCTTCATATGCTTTTGCTAGTGGCCAAACATCATTGTCTGCATCTTGTTTACATTCCTTACACCGATCTAAATAAGTGTCATTTGTTAGTGATTCTCTAAACTTATTAAAGTGCTCACCTGTCCATATATCTTTCATAGATCGGTCAGGTGTCCAATCTTCAAGTGCACCCAATAGCTTCCAACAAGGAGCTACGTGTCCTTTTGTATTAAAATACATATTATTAAATGGTGCTTTACAAAATGTATTCAAAGTTCTGCTGCCCATTCTGGAAACACTTCAAAAAAGATTTCATCACGTAATATATCCTTTTCTTCTGTTAGAACTTCGAAAGTATCTTTCTTTAGAGGAAGACGCACACGCTCTAATAACTGTAAAACTTCTGCATGATGTTTATTGTCATCTTGATATTTAGCCATTATTTTTTGTTTTACTCTATATGGCAAACTCATAATAGAAAGGCCTTCTGGCTCATGTAAACAATTCTGAATCAATTTAATATTGTTATCTTCACAGTATTGTTCTAACTCTTCTAAGTACCAAACATTATAATTATTGACAGTTCGTTTGGCCACCATCCTAAAATTATATTCTTTGATCTTAGATATATTGCTTTGTATCTTTTGCCAATCAGCTCCATGTCTTTGATACTCTAATCTTTTACCAACATCATCAATGCTTATAATAATATCAACTCGTGCAAACTTCGTTAAATTGTCATAGAATTTTTTATTAAATAAACTTCCGTTAGTAGTAATTTTGATCCATATATTTTTTGCATATTCACTATTAGCTATCTTTTCAACAATGTCTTTATTTTCTTTACTGTATAGAGGTTCTCCTCCCGTAAGATCTATTTCTGCTACATGCTTTAAATTATCAAAAAATATTTTTTCGTTTATTGTACCTATAATCTTATTAGACAAATAATATTCTTCATCAGGAAACTCTAATCCAGCTGCCTTCATTTCTTTTAAGATTAAAGAAGATGCAGTGTGACTACACATTCTACATTTAAAATTGCATACATTAGATAATTTTAGATCCCAAATTTTAGGAGGCTCTGCTATAGTAGAATCCATATTAGTTTTATAACTATTGTTTTCTATCCAACCAGGACCATCAAGTTCTCTTCTATTGTATTCCTTTCTATAACTTCGAATTCCAGACTTTTCATTAGTCCAACACACATTACACTCAGGAGGCTTCTTACCATCTAAAAAAGCCTGTCTAAGATATTGCATCTCAGGACCATTCCAAACATCTTCTATAGAACCGTTTTTAATATTAGGCATTCTATATTCTGTTTGTTCATTAGGTTGAGCATACATGCAACACGGTCTAACTTCTCCGTTAACATCTAACTGAAAGCTAGCCCATGGCATGATACACATATTATCATTTTTCTTCATAGATAAATGGCTTTTGCCTATCAACTTTCTTTGCTACTTTTCTTTTAAGTATTCTTTTAATTTTATATATTAAAAGTCTTATTGTTTTACCAATGTTTTGCATACCAACCCCATGCTTTGCTTGCTATCATTTCTTGTCCATATTTACCCGGGTGGCCATCTAACACATTTAAATCCTTATCAGTTACTTTAGCTTTTTGACTTGGATAATCGGGTGTTTCATATATCCATCTTTCATAATTATGATAACAATATGGATCAAAGTTTACAATATGTTTTTTATTCTTTTTGTATATATCATACATATCCGATTGTAAAAATATTTCATCAGATGTTGCATCTTGATTAATACAAAATGGTAGATGGGGTTGTGTATGCTTATCAGAATCTTCAAACACTTCAAATAAAGGTAAAAGTTGATAATATAAAAATTTCATATCTGATGCTTTACAGAAATTCATTAACATTATTATTTTTTGACAATACTCAATAACATATCTGTGTTTAACATCAAAATGTTGTCTAGCTCTTAAATAGCTATGATGTTGGTGAAGTGCACCTCTATAATATTCTTTTTCAAACCAACTGAATTCTCCTCGGCCAACCCAGTCTTGCCAAGATTTTTTGTTTTCAAGAATTACATCTATTATAACAGGATCGTTCCACAATGTAGGATCTTCACTGTTAAAATATTTGTAAATTTTTTCTTTTTCATGATGAAAACGAGATCTAGCTTCTAAAGTCTGCATAGTTTCATGTGCAGCGATCAAGTTCTTTTGAGCATTAGTTTCATTTTCTTTTATTATTCTTTTCCAATTACTTTTATTGGAAGGTTTTGCTCTAAAGTTATGTGTATCATTACCCCTAGAATATTTTCCCACATATCTAGTATTAGTATCATAAAGATGTTGAGGAAAAACTTCTTGCCATTCTAAATCCATAAAACTTAATGGCCAATCCCATCTTTCTAATCCAGAACCACCTATAAGTACAAATTTAATTCTATCTTGATACATAGAACAAAATTTATAGAATCTTTTTAGCATCTGGTCTATACCAGAACCACTTGTAGCTAAATTTATAATTTCCAGATTATCATTTGTGGTTTTATTTAATTGTTCAAAAAATAATTCACCCCACATAGGCCATGGACCTTTAGGATCTGCAGTTTTAAGCCACTCTCTGTCACCATCCCACCAATCGTCTGTTGTATATGAACACCCTAGGATAACTCCTAGAGAACTCCTTTTACTTTTTGGATGAGGTGGAAATTTAGCCATTGTAGATTTTTTGAAGCACAGTCTCAAATGCCT